CCATGGACAAGGCCAAAGCCTACGCCTGGCTGCAAACAGTGGCCGAGGGTCTCGACGGAGACAGCACCGCCCTGGCAGCCGCATGGGGACATGCCTGGAGCTGGGCAGAAGAAGCCGACCCGCAACGGTGGAAGGACTGGGTGCAGGCGACCGCCCGCCGCGCACGCGACAAGGCCACCTCCAACCCCGCAGGGCTCTGGATCACCATCCTGAAGCAGGGGCCGGACACCTCCCTGGCCGCGCCCAGCTCCACAGCAATCCACGCGAGCCGGGCCCAAGAAACCGACGCCTATATCGGGCGTCTCCGGCAAGAGCGCGAGTTGCTGCCGCCCAATGTCCCCCCCCTCCTGATGGGCCTTCGCGCCCGCCAGGCTGGAAGACCGCCCAAGGAGGTCTACGACTCCTGGCTCGCGGCGGGGGCGCCCCCGGCCAACCAATTTACCTACCCCTTTCCAGAAGACCCTGAGTTGCGGGGCTCGAGCCCTGCCGCCCCATTCTGACCCATGACAGAGCGATCCTGGACTATTGCCGTGCCGACCGAGCCTGGTGTGTACCTCTACCGGGAGCATTCCGCCGCGCCGGTCGAGCCCATCCACGTCTACGTTTGCGAGGTGGGAGGCTGGCCTCGCTACGGGTGGCAGCCTGCGGGCCCTAGCCACGACCCCCTTCTCCTGGCCAAACGGGCCCATGATCCCGAGGCCGTGGAGGCCCAGGCAATGCGGGGCTTGTACCTGTGTCGCCCGAACTCTGGCCCGGAGCCGCTCGAGGAGGTGCCCTTTTTGACCCCCCAGCAGCGGCTCAAGGCCCAGAAGGCCGCCAGACCGGCCCAGGAGCCCGCCCCTGCCCGCCGCAAGAAAAAGGTGCGTCGGAAGGCGTCCGGGGCCGCCGCGCCCTCAGAGGCGCTCCCAGAGGCGCTCCCAGAGGCGGCCCCCGAGCCCCGGGAGGAGATGCGTTGAGACAGATGACCGACATGCAGCGGCATGAAGTGCTGGCCTGCTTGACCTCGATTCGAGAGTGCGCCTCGCGGCCATCGGTGATCCGCATGGCTGAGTGTGCCCTGGAGGTGATGGATGGGCTCGATGAAGCTGGGCCGGGATCGCAAGGGGGCAACGCTCTGAAACGCCTTCGCCAACGCCTGCTCTGTGCTTCGGGTGATCTTGCCGCTCTTCAAGGCGCAGCTCAAGGACTTGCCCTGATGCGCTGCACCCCTACAGATAACATCGACATCGCCGGGGTAGCCTCACAGCTAGACGAGATGGCTATCGCGGCGCAGTCGCTGCGTGAGAGGATGGTTGAGATGCTCGACGAACCGCCTCTTGACCGCGTGGCTGACGAGGCCCCCGAGCCCCCGGAGGGGGAGGGCGGTGAGTGAGCATTCTGATCCCCGGCCAACTCTCCTCTCGGTGTGCTCAGGAATCGGGGGCCTGGACCTCGCCCTCGAGCGCGTCCTCGGAGCCCGCCCTGTGGGCTACGTCGAGCGGGACGCCTACGCCCAAGAGGGCCGAGCCGTCCTCCTGGCGAGGATGGAAGACGAGGCCCTGGGCTGCGCGCCTGTTCTCGATGATCTGTCCGCCTTCGATGGAGGGCCGTTTCGTGGCCTGGTGGACATCGTCGCTGGAGGCATCCCGTGCCAGCCGCACTCGGTCGCCGGAAAGCAGAAGCGCGGCGAAGACGAACGCGACCTCATCGACGAGTTCCTTCGGGTGGTTGGCGAAGTGGGACCCGGGCTCGTCTTCGTGGAAAACGTCCGAGGCTTCGTTGCCGGGGATGGGCTTGGACGACTCCTGGGAGGACTGGCCGACCTCGGGTTCGATGCGGAATGGTCGTGTGTACGAGCGTCCGAGGTCGGAGCTCCCCACCGCCGAGAGCGGGTGTTCGTGTTGGCCCACGGGGAACATCGGGGAGGTGGCGTCGACTTGGCCAAGACCTTCTCGGACGGAGTCGGACTCGACACTTGGCCCCCGGGACCTTCCGCCGACTGGAGCGGCGTCCCCGAGTGGTGCTGGCCGGCGCTTGAACCCCGCCTTCGTGGAGTGGCTGATGAACTTTCCGCCGCGATGGAGTTCCGCACCGACCGGCTCCGCTGTCTCGGAAACGCCGTCGTCCCCGCTCAGGCCGAGGCTGCGCTGCGCCTCCTCATCCAGCGGGCAGGGGGGCGGTGAGTGAAGCCCACCAAGCCCCTGCGCCGCTCCCCCATGCGAAAGCGAGCGACCTACCTCCGCAAGGTCGGCGCTCGAGCACTTCGGGAGGCCGACGAGCTCCAGGCGTTCCGGGCCGACCCGCCCGAGAGGTGCGAGAGATGTCTCCGGCGCCGTCGCGTCCATGCCCACCACCGGCGGCCTCGCTCTAGGGGGGGCCGCCACACCACGGACAACCGCGCCTGGCTGTGTTTCCTTTGCCACAGCCGAATTCATGACCATTCCGTCGATGATTGGCGAGAATGGATTTCTCTCTAGCCAAACTCCACACACGACCATGAGCTACGACCCCTTGGATGCCCCGCAACGCATCAGCAGCGACGACAACGGAAGCCTCTTCGCCAAGCGAGTGATGCACGACGTTATCTCCGAGATCGGCGGCCCACGCGAGCAGCCCTCTAGCATCTTCGACGAGGACGACGACCAGGACCTCGTCAAAGCGTTCAGGGTGTTCCACAGGCAGAACCCTGCCGTCTATCGACTCTTCAACCGTTTTGCCCGGGAGGCCGTGGACTCTGGCCGCCCATACTTCGGCGTTGCGATGATCTGGGAGAGGATGCGCTGGTACACCCTCGTCGAGACCGTGGGCGACCCGATCAAGCTGAACAACAACCATCGGGCCTACTACGCTCGCCTCTGGATGCACGAAAACCCCCAACACGCGGGGTTCTTCCGCACGCGGCGAGTGCGCGACGAGCTGGCGCCGTGAAGCTCCCTCCCGCCGAGCGCCTCGAATACCAACTCACCGAGTCTCGGGACATCCCCAGGTTCGCCAAGGAGCACCGTTTTCATCCGACCCGGCGCTGGCGATTCGATTTCGCCTGGCCCGCTCTCCTGGTCGCCGTGGAGGTGCATGGTGGGGTCTTCGTCCAGGGCCACCACAACAGGGGCAAGGGCTTTTGTGACGACCGCGAGAAGGCCGCCGAGGCCCAGCTCCTCGGCTGGATCATCCTCGAGGTCGCGGAGCCGCACATCCGCAGCCATCAGGCCTTGGACTGGATACGCCGGGCTCTCGAGCTACGAGAGACAGAAGCGGGCCCCCCTGGTGCCGGAGCAGACAGAGGGGCCCTTCCCGAGACATAACACCTGGGTCGGCCACGCCTTACTGCCCCAACCTGGCCTCCAGCGTGGCGAGGCGTTGCAGTATCGCTGCATTCTGGCTCTCCAGGCGTATCACCACATCGCGGAGCCACTTTGGAGGCAGGGCCTCGAGGGCCTTGTCCAGTCGCCCAACGTCTCGGTGTGCCGCCTCGATGCCCGAGGTGTTGCTGTTTACCTGCCGGTCCAGGGTGATGCCCCAGGCGACGACCGCTAGGGTGATGGGGACGAGGGCCTTTGTGGCCACATCCCACGCCCTCGACGATGGAGAATCCGCCCTGGCTTGAGCCGCCTGCTGGGCGGCCCGCATGGCCTCGACCAATCCGCGAATCTCAACCAGTTCGGCGTGCTCGCGTTCGGTCATCGGCCTGTCCGTTATTCCGCGATCCTCCACGTTGCTTGCAAGCTCAACGTGGCTTCCAGTTCGTAGGCCGCCTTGTGGCCTTTCGCGGTGGGGTATCCCGGGCCCTCAAACCCGCCCTGGGTTCCGCTATCCCATCGGGTAAAGGCGGCGACGTGTACCAAGTCGCCGGGCTCGAGGCCGTACCAATCAGCGTAGAGGACGCTGTGGGGGTTGTACTCGGCCCAGGGCGCCTGCGTGCCCCCGACGTGCGCCGAGCTGCCGTTGGCGAGCCCCGAGGCCAACACGGAGGCCACGGTCACGTCCTCGAGCCACTCGGCCTGGGGGGCCGGAAGCAGGGTGGGAAAGTCATTCACGATTGCCCCACCGATCACACAAGGCATCCCATGGCCCTGCCAGAGGAAGGCGTCCTCCGGGCGGTCGCCCCTGAAGCCGTACAGCCAGACCTGGAACGCAGCCCCCCACGGGTCGTCGCATCCATTTCTCTCCCACCCGTAGTAGGTCTCGCCAGTCTGATTTTGCGCCGCGATGGTCAGGTCGAAGCTCCAGGTCTGCTCGATCTCCAGGTAGTGCGGCTCCCCAGCCCCAGCGGGCAGTTCGGGCACCCGGAGGGTTCCCAGGTAGTGCTCCTGCATGGGCAGCGGCACGGCGGCCTGAACAGGTAGCACCCCAGTAGCCGGGGCCCGCCCGCTGAACTCCAGGGACGCATCGGCCTGCCGCCCACGGGCCCCCGGACGGGGCGCCGCAAGGGCCACGCAGATCAGCAGCACACTCGCGGCGACGACGGTCAACTCCTTCATGTCTCGCGTTGGCCTCGGTATCCCTTGCTGCCCTTGCCCTTGCCTTTGCCTTTGCCTTTGCACTTCTTCTTGGGCATCAGACGGTCTCCCCCCGGTCCTTCCGGCGTCGGTTGCGATGGGCGTTGAGTCCCAGGGCCCCGGCCATCGCGCCCGTCAGCGCCGTGAGCCCCATGTCGAGGAGCGGGGAGCCCGTCGACGTGCCAGCGGTGAGCGCCGCCTCGGTGCGGGCCTCCACCGTGTCGATGGTCTCGCCTAACTCCTCCTTGAGGTTGTCGAAGGCAGTCTCGGTGCGCTCCTCGTACTCGTCGGCACTAATGGCCTCCTCGCGCAGCTCCTCCAGGGCCGCGCTCTGCGCCTCCTGGTAGTCCCTGTGGGCCGCTTCGAGCCTCTCCAGGTCGCCACTCGTCACGCATGAAGAAAGGCCCGCAACGCCGAGCGCCGCGAGCCCCATAATCAATCTCTGGGTGGGTTTCATGTCCCTACGGTGGCGGATCAGGCGGCTCCTCGCAAGCCAGAGCCTCGACGAGGGCCCATTTCGTGACCCACAGCTCCCCCCAGCCAGCCGGGGGGCGAAGTTCGACGAGGATCTCCTGCCGCCCAAACGCCTCGCGGCACGCCACCACGGTGCCCCAGGCGTGGGCGTTGCCACTCCGGCGGTTCAGGGGGATGGCAACCTGCTTGCCAACGAGAGCCTGGAGTTCACGGGCTGGCCCGCTCATCGCTCGCCCTCCCCGAGGCACCAGGCGAGGCACCTCGCCACGGCCCAACACAGGAGCATCATCGAAAGCCACCCCAGGGTGGTCACGGCTTCGCCTCCTCGCGGGCGGCGGCGAGGGCCTCGCGGGACTCGATCAGCCGCCACTCCACCTCGTCGGGGTGGAGCTGCCCAGCGTCCACGGCAAGGCGGCAGAAGTCGTCCAGGTTTCGCAGGGCCTCCAGCAGTTGAGGCGCGGCGGCGATCAGCTTGGCGTTGCTGTCCTCGGCCCCGAAGCATTCAGGGATGTCGGCCACCGCCAGCTTGCCCTCGGCGGTCTGGGCCTGGATGCAGGCGTGATACGCCCGCATGGGAGGGACGACCCTCCACGGCCCGGGGGTGTGGGCACTCACGGCGTCACCTCCTCGGCAGCACGGCAGTCAGCACAGTAGCACTGGCTCACGTTGTCGATCACGGGCAGGGGGTGGATGCCCCTCTGCGCCCGGAGCCTGCACAGCTCATGTCGGGCGGCCCGGTGGTCGCCGGTCCTGCCGCCGCACAGGTCGCAGCGGCGACTGTAGGGGGCGTGCCACCTCATGTAGTGCTCCCAGGAGCGGTGCCATAGGCACGTGGTCCGCCCGTCCGTGGGCACCCGGTGGGGCAAGTGAGGGATCAGCAGACCAACGGGGCCGCTCACGGCTTCACCTCCACGAGGGCCCGAAGACTCTCCCGCAAGTCGAGAAGGCCGCCCTCAACGTCGGCCAGGGAGTCGTCCCCGAAGAAAGCCAGCACATCGGCTGCGCCGAGGTGTCCCTCCTCGCGTGACTCTTCCGCCTCTTCGAGGTTGCCCTCAATCTCTTGCGCACCGTCCATGATGCGCTGGAGGTGGTCGCGGATCTCAGCGGCGAACTCGTGCAGTTCTTCGCGGCTCACGGCTTCACCTCCTCGGTGGTGTCAGCGTGCAGCACGGCCTCGATCTCCTCCCGCAGGCCCTGCCACAGCTTACTCCTCTCGTCTTGGCCAATCTCGAGCAGCAGAGCGGCCATCTTCGCCGCGTTGCCGCCAGCCGCCTGCGCCGCCGCGAGTTCTGTCTCCAGTCGCTCGATCTCCTCGTAGCGGGCGTGCGCGACGGACTCCAAATGGCGAATCTTAGCCTGCGAGACCTCTTCCAGGCTGACCTCTTCGGGCAGGAGAGCGTTCCGCAGGCACTTCGCGTAGAACTGCGCGGTGTTCAGGTTATCCGCCTTCAGCAGCCTCTCCATGTCTTGCCAGAGCCTCTCTGTGGCATATCGGCCCAGATGGGCAATCCTTGTCTCTTTCATGTCTTCTCCTGTGGTTTTGCCAGGGGCGCATCCCCTGGGCACACAACTAGGGTCATAGCTAGGCGCATAGAGTGCAAGCCCCACCTGCCACCTTTTTGTGCCCGCCCCCCTGCCTGATACCCTGCTGCCGCTATGACTGACAGGCTTACGGATCACGCCACAGCTCAGGAGGCTTTCCTCGCCGCCCTCCAGGAAACCGGCGACCGGCAGGCCGCTGCGGACCAGGTTGGGCTCTCGGCCCGCACGCTCCGCGATTGGATGTCCCGGGACCCTGAGCTCCGGGCCGACGTGGCCTTCGTCCTGGAGCAGCACCGGGCCCGCTTTCGGCGCAAGCTGATCGAGCGCCTGGCCGACGTGGCCCTCAATGGGTTTCAGGAGACCCAAACGCACAATGGCCGTGTGGTCCACGAACTCGACCGCCACCCAGACGGTCAGCCGATCCTCGACCCCATGCGCGATGCCTCGGGCGATCCGGTGCTCGACGCCGAGGGCCAGCCGGTGAAGCTCGTCCCAAGGCTCAAAATCGACGAGGTGACCCGCGAGCCCATCCCCGTCGTCGTCAGACGTTATTGCAAGGCCACTACGCTGCGGGTCGCGGAGCAGCTCCAGGTGCTCGAGGCCGAGGGCGGGGAGCGTGCCGACGGCGGGAAGGATGTGGTCCTGGTGGACGATTCCGGCAAGCGGATATCGCTATCGGATGCGCTGCGTGCCAGGTTTGAGGCCACCAGGCCCCGTATTGTGGACGCTGAAACCGAATAGCCGTGGCTGACATCATCCGGTCCATCCCCCTGCAAGACCTCGACGGCGCCACCGCTATCGAGCTGGAGAGTGACTACACGGCCAGTTTCACCTTGCGGGAGGTTGACGCAGACGGCACAGACATCGGGGCGACGAGCTTTCACCTCTTCGACCCCGACAACCAGAACGACGACGTGGGCGGCGGCGCGGGCACCGGCCCCAACCCCGATGGCCAGGGCTACACCTGCGAGCTGCGGGACGAGCCTGGCGGCACCCTCCTCGCCACGGCCACGGTGACCCAAAACGGGGTGCGTGCGGTACAAAAACTCACCCACAACGTCAGCGCACAGGTCACGCACTCCGTCACGATCAATTACCCAGACCTCCGAGATGAATCGGTTGCGCCAGTCACACTAGAAAGGAAGTACGAGTTCAAGACGTTGGCGTCCGACATGACTTTGCCGGGCCATCTGCTCCGAATTCCTGGCGAGGCCGAGCAGGAGCTTGAACTCCTGGTCAGGGCCATCAACGGCACCCTGGACTACGGGGACGGGCACGCGCACCCGGACACGGAGGGCTGCCTCGAGCTGGTAGCCTTCATCAACCCCCTCGACGCCAACGAGATGGTCCTCGAGGCCAGAGATGGTGGGGTCTGGGCGAATCTGGTCCGGTGCGAAGACACCGGCAACACGTTCGACTGGGAGGGCTCCACCGCCGACGAGCCCATGACGGGCGGGGCGGGATCTCGAGGGCTGACCCTCACCTTCGACCACGCGGACCTACGCAACGCCCTGGCGCCCGATGGACACGCCCGCCTGGTCCACTACGACATCATGGGGCTCAACGCTGCTGGAGACCCGACCAAGCTCCGGGCCGGACGCGCCGCCCTCTACCGAAGTGCGACGGTGACGACATGACGACGACCATGCCCACCTCGCTCTACCGGGGCATCCCGATCATCCCGCTCACAGGGCCCCGCTCTGTGGAGCTCCAGAGCGACTGGTCTCTGCCCGTCCTGCTCCGCACGTTCGCCCTCGACGCCCAGGGCACGCCCGAGGACGCCGGCAATCTGGTCTTCCGCGCCTGGGACCCGGAGAATCAGACCGACCCAGACGGCGGTGGGTATGGGATGCAGATCCGCGACCTGGACAGCGGCACGCTACTGGCCACCGGCACGGCAGCACAGCGGGGAATACGGGCCGTTGACAGCATCACGGTGCCCGCAGGCCTCGACCACAACTGGACGACGACAATCGTCTACCCCGACCTGTCTGACCCAACGATCTCGCCGCCCACCGTCACCAGGGTCTACACCTGGAAGGACTCGGCTACGGCCTCCCCGGCGGCTGCAAACGAGCTGCTCCTCGGCACCCAGGCCGAGAACAAGCAGGCGCTCATCTCTGCGATCAATGGCGATGCGGACTACGGAGACCAGCACGTTTACTGGGGCACCTCGAGTTGCGCCGAGCTGGTCGCCGTCTCGACGGCAGGGGCCAGCCTGAGCCTTGAGGCCAGGGACGGGGGCGTCTGGGGCAATCTCATCACCTGGGACTTCTCGAATGACCTAGCCGCCTCGCAGGACTCGGGGACCCTATCGGGGGGCACCAACTTCCGGGGGCTCCTGCTCGAGATCGACCACGCCCAACTGCCTAACTCCCTCGTCACCGATGGCCGCACCCGCACCGCCTGGTACGACGTTGTCGGCCTGGACGACGGCGGCGACCCCACCAAGATCTGCGGCGGCCCCGTGACCTTGTTCAAGAGCGCCACTGAGACCTGATGGTGTTCCCTCCCCCCTCTGACATCCAGCCGTTCGCCACGGGTGCGCTGCCTGTGCTCCGGTGGATGGCCGGGTTCCTCGAGGACGGCGCGGTGACAGGCTACATTTGTGCCGCCCGCTTCAACCTTTCGATCTACAACCCCACGCCCTAGCCATGGCGAGCGTCAACCGAATCAGCCCCGAGGGTCTCAAGGCTCTCGTCAGCGTCCTGGTGTCCGGCAGCGGAGACTTCGAGGACGGGACCCTCAAGGCCACCATCCTGGACACAACGACCACGGCAGACACCGACTGGGACACATCGGCCAACCTGAGTGCCATTGGCACCCTGGGCGAACTGTCCACGGTCGGGCGGGTGACGGTGCCCTCTGTGTCCGTGGACGTGTCTGGCACCCAGGTCCAGCTCAAGTGCGGAACCATCACATTCCCGTCTCTGGCTGCCGGTACGAACACGCCCGAGCATGTGCTCATCTTCGTGGACAAGGACGGCGCCACCACTGATACCGACCGGGTCCCCCTGCTCCTGGCCGACGCCACCCTGGAGCCCGATGGGACTGACTACTCGATAGTCATCCCCGGGACGGGGATCTTCGACATCGACACGGCCTAGCAGATGGTGACGGTAAGCCACACGACGGTATCGGTGGACGCGGAGGTGTTTCCGCCGGAGATCGACTTCGGGGGACATACGGCCCTGGCGACCCCTCGGGTTACAGCCTCGACAAGGCGGGTGGGGCCCGCGATTGCATTCCTCGGCCAGCGACACTCGCCCGAGTGGCAGGCAACCGTGGGGGGCTTCATTGGCCAGGTCTCCGTAGACAACCAGCACTACAAGGAGCAGCACGCTATGGGCGTGATCTACCGAACGACCGCCTACGAGGGCGACGACATCTGGGTGCGTGGGCGGCCTGTCACGGAGGATGGCACAGCCCTCTTCCGGGCGGACATCCAGACCATCGACTACCGGGCCTACGACCTTTCCAGCGCCACCCCGTCTGCGGAGATCCACTCGGAGGCCTTGCCCGTGGACCAGTTGATGTCCACAGCTCTCCAGGTGACCCAGGCGTGGAGGCGCGACACGGTAGGGTTCACGTTCCAGCACCAGGCCAGCGGCGCACAGTTCATGGAAGGTGGGCGGATCTACCGTCTCGAGTACGTCTTCGGCCTAGTGGCCGGGGGCTCGGTCAAGCACGCCCTGGAGGTTGCCACCTCGGGGCTGCAAACCCCTAGATCCTCCTTGGGAGCATAATGTCATGACCATGCGTAAAATCACTCTGGCGTCTGGTGTGGACCTGGGCGCCGTTACTGCGGAAACAACGTATGCACCCGTGGATCTCACGGGCATGGAGTCTCCAGTTGTCGCGGATGCCTCAGATGGACGGTTCTACAACTTGGAACTCGCCTGCCTGGTGCCCAATTACGTCCGCGCAGGGGCAGGCAACGTGGTTGTGACCGTTGAGACCAGCCCGGACGGGACGAACTGGTATCAGTTTGCGAGCTTTGGCTTCCTGAACGCTACGGGGCCGAAGGTGCTCATTGTTGAATCGGGAGACATCTCCTTCTCCACGGTTGGCCAACTCTGGCCCCTGGTGCGCGTGAAGCTCAGTTCGGTAGCTAATTCCGACGACAACACCATCGCTGGCACGCTCCAGGTCGTCCTGGCTACGCTGTGATGCGGCCCTTTCTGTGCCGGATGCCCTTGATAGGTCGCCCCGGGTCGTGACACCTCCGGCCCTCGAACGCCCGCGCTTCGAGGCACACGGAGCCTCTGCGGACCTGATCCTTTCGACCGAGAGGGAGGTGTTGTATGAGGGCCCCGCCAACACAGGCAAGTCTCGCACGGTCTTGGAGAAGTGCCGGATGTTGATGGAGGACCCCGAGATCCGTGGGCTGCGGATGCTCTGGGTGCGGAAGACCAGGAAGAGCCTCACGCAGTCTGTCCTTGTGACATGGGAGCAGCATGTCATCCCGCATGACCATCCCTGCAAGGTGGGGACTGCCCAGCGCGAGAACCGGGATCGGTACTACTACGAGCCGACCGAGTGCGAGATCGTGCTGGGGGGGATGGACAACCCCGACCGGGTGATGTCCACCGAATACGACATCATCGTCTACTTCGAGGCCACAGAGGGGCAGCTCGACGAGTGGGAGAAGCTCCTCACCCGTTCGAGGAACAAGCGGTTCCAGATTGGGCAGTTCTCAGATGGGCGCCCCCGCTTCTTCCGCCAGTTGATTGCGGACTGCAACCCTGGCGCCCGCAACCATTGGCTCAACCAGCGGGCCTTGGGCGGGAAGATGCGCCGTATCAAGGCCCGGCACTCGGACAACCCGATCTTCGACGAGGACGACCAGGCCGCGCTCGATGCGCTGACGGGCGCCCGCCGTGCTCGCCTGCGGGACGGGCTTTGGGTCTCGAGCGAGGGGCAGATCTGGGAGGCCTGGGACGAGCGCAAGCACATGGCCTGGCGCCGGGACTTCCTTTGGGACCCGAAGGACCCCAGCCAGGGTTATCGGTTCGAGTGGTATTTCGGGAGCTTGGACTTCGGGACTCGGCACGCTGGGGTTTTGCAGGTGTGGGGCTGCATTGAAAACCGGATGGTGCGAGTCGCGGAGGTGCATCGCCGGGAGATGGGCATTGAATGGTGGGCCGGAGCCATTGAGCGCCAGCTCGACCGCTGGAACATGGAGCGGATCGTCGCGGACGGGGGCGGCCAGGGCATCGCCCTCATCGACTACCTGAACGACCGCCTGGGCCCACTCGGAGGCCGGGAGGAGGACCCTCTGGTGATCGCCACAGAGAAAGGTCCTGGAAGCCGCCTGGCTGGCTTCAACCTAGTGGGCGACTTGCTCCGAGAGGACCGCATCTTGCTTTGCCACGATGCGATGGAAGATGGGCCCTGCCCGGTCTCCCTCGGAGATCTCCAGCCCACATGCACGGAGCAGGAGATCCCCGACTTCACCTGGAAGTTGGCCAAGGACGGCCAGCCCACGAAGGAGGAAAGCGAGCCGGGGCCGGATGATGGGTGCTTTGCCATGATCTATGCTGCCCGTTGGCGCTGGGGGCGCGACCTCTCCGATAAGCGGGGGGTTGGCTACGTCCCCGGCAGCATGGGTGATGTGCTGGATCACAAGCAAGCCTGGGAAGAATTCGACGAGGACACCGAGGACGAGGCCCTGCTCCCCGTTTCGGACTTTGATGAGTGGGGGAATCTGATCTGATGGACTACCTGGACATGAAGGCGTGGCCGGAGCGCCTCGAGGCCGACGAGCGGTTCCGAGACGACCACCTGTACGCCATGGAAACGATGGTCTCGGGAGCTGCTGGGCCGCATTACTCACGCGGCAAGCTGGGGCCCTACATGCCCGAGAATCACTATCACGCATACACGTCGCTGATGGTCTCGCGCCTGATGTTCGACAACCCGAAGGTGCGCTGCACGACCAGGCGCCCGGGAAGCCAGATAGAGACAGCCGAGGCAATTCGTCACGGCCTGAACCGCTGGGTGCGCGATGTGAATCTACGCCGCACGGGGCAGCAGATCGCGGTGGATTACTGCTACACCTGGGGGGTCTCGATGGTCCGCCAGATTCCGAACCGCTGGATGGGGAAGACCGCTGAGAAATGGGTGTGGGCAAAGGACGGATCTATTCGCGTAGACAAGCCCAAGAGCCTGTGGCCTGCCGCCTATCGCATCCCCCAGCCTCAATTCATCCTGGATAGTTCGGCCCTCACTCTGGACCGAGCGGACTACATGGGCCATGTCTGGTATGCGGCGCCGGACACGCTCCTGGCCGAGGCCAAGCGTGGAGAGGCCTGGGACGCCAAGGCGGTCGAAGAGTTGGCGCGTGGGGTCGGCACCGAGGGCGGGAGCCCCCAACAATCGGACGTGTTCCGGCAGAACGACCCGCGCCAATCGCCCAAGCCGGAGCTTGAGTTGATAACGATCTGGGTTCCCGAGCTGTTTGTCGGCAAGGCCGACGAGGGCCCGGATGAGGGCTATCACGGCACGATGCTGACGTTGGCCCGTGCTCAGGGGCGTGGTCCCCGGGGCAAGTGGCGAGAGGTGAAGCGCCCGGAGCCTTATTTCGGCCCGCCCACCGGCCCGTATCACGTTTGGGGGGCCTACACGCTCCCGAACGCACTGATGCCCCTGGGCCCGCTGGTGGCCGTCGAGGGCCAGGTGCGCGAGGTGAACCGCCACGCCCGCGCGATCTCAAGGAGCGCGGAGAAGCATAAGCGGGTCCTGCTGTACGAGGCTCGAGACCAGGCCACGGCCAATCGAATCAAGAAGGCGAGGCACGACCATTTTATCGGCATCCCCGGATTCGATAGGGCGAAGTATGCCGAGGCCGAGATTGGTGGGGTCACGGATGTCCAATACAAGCAGACCGCCTACCTGATGGATCGCCTGAACCGGGTATCGGCCATGGACGAGGCCCAGCAGGGGAACGTGACGGGCCTGGGGACAGCGACGGAGCATTCCATCGCCAACGAGAGCGCGATGTCCCGGTTGGCCTACCTGCGGCAGCAATTCGCTGATGGCGTGACGAAGGGCGTGCTCGAGAAGGCGGCCTGGTTCATGTACCACGATAGCCGAGTGGTATTCCCTCTGGGCGAAGATGCGGCGGACGACTTTGAGATGGAGGAGCCCTGGTTCCATGGTGGCATGGACGACCCGGACGCTCAGTTCGACGACCTGGAGCTTGAGATCGAGGCCTACTCGATGCAACGCGCAGACCAGCAGGCGATGGCGGCCCAGGCGCAAGCTGGCCTGAATTGGTTGCTCCAGACTGCCCAGCTCCGACCGATGATGCCCTTCATCGACTGGGAGCGAGTGGATGACATGGCCGCGCAGGCTTTCGACCTACCTGATCTCGCGGGCCTGGTGGACAACCAGGCAGCTCTGGAGGCTGTCCCCTTCCAGGACGGAGGGCAGCAGGAACAGCCCCGGCTCTCCCTGGATGTGGGTAGCGCCGCAAGCTACGGCCGATCCTTCACGGGCCCTGCGCGGAAGGCCGCTCCAGCGGGCCCGCAGGCCCAGGCCCAGGCTCTTCCCGGCGGAAATGCGGGGCTTTCGATGATGGGGGGAGCGCCTTAGTGAAGCCGCATTCCCGGCCCACCTTCCTGCTGGCCTTCTTGTGTGCCTTCCTCCCGGCCTGTGCTGGGCCTGGGAGGCAGACAGCGATGGACCTCTATCCCCACGTCAGCGTGACATCGGACCTAGACGGGGACGAGCAGTATGCAACCCTGGGCTTTACCCTGGGCTTTCGAGAGGAGGAGATCAGGCGGTCGGCCCCGGAGGTGGCCGGCCTTCCTCCGTTTCGTACCCCGGAGCCCCCTCCCGCCCGGGTCGAACCTGCCCCCTCCGACCAGCCCCCCGCCTGGTGGGGCCCCGCCATCGGTCGGCTCGAGTCCGCCCTCACCCCCGAGCGGACCGAGGCACATCCGGCCCCAGCCGAAGCCAAACCCGTGTCCGAGGACCAGGCCATCCACACGCCCTGGGGTTCGATGAGTCTTGCGGCTCTGACGGCGATTTTGGGCACTCTGGGCACGATTTGGGGGGTCCAGAAGGTCAAGAAGGTCAACGGAAGGCACAAGGAGGCCACCACATGATCTATTCGTTTTGGGACGAGGGAGCGGGCCAACTGGCCGAGGTTGAACTCTCCATGGCTGATGCCCCTGCCATTGGAGAGATCGTCGAGATTGGTGGCCGCCGCCTGCGCCGGATTCCTGAACGGGATCAGCAGCTCGACGCCCGCTACGACGAGATCTTCCGGTGCTATCAGGTGAGCCGGAGGAGCCCAGAAGCGGCGGAATGTGACTTCCGAGACGCCCGTGGGACCCCCTGTTTCTCGAATCGTTCCCGCGCAGAGAACTGGGCCAAATCACTTCAGGATCGCGGGGTGGACATCGGCTTCAATGACGAGTAGACCAGGGACATGGGTGACACAACCGAAGCCACGTCCGAGGTAGCCAGCGATCCGCCTAGCCCTCCGCAGGCTCCCGCACCGACTGCCCCCGAGCCTAGCGGGGCGTTTGAGGACGAGTCGGGCGCGATGGAGTGGCTGAAGGCCAACGCCCATAAGCACCAGGACACCCTCGAGGGCCATCTGGCCGTGGGGATGGGCCTGGCAGGCGCCGATGATGAGTCTGGCGCTGGGGGCGAGAGTGGGGGCCCGGTGGAGTCTGCCCCCGACTCTCCCCTTTATGGGAAGGCCCTACAGGCCCTCAAGCGGGGGCTCCCCAAGGGGATGCAGGGCATGATCGAGAACATGAGCCAGGAGGACGTGCTCGAGAATGGGCTCGCCCTGGCCGAACAGCAGGCCGAGGTGGACCGCCTCCGGCCCAAGGACAAGGAACAAGGGGACACCGAGCCAGACTCGGGGGACCAGGCTAAGGACAGCTCTACGGACTCTGGCGACGATGCGACCGCCAGCGAACCCGCCGAGGGAGACTCTCTCGACCTGTCTGCACGCCTCGAACCCCTCGAGGATTTGTATGGCGAAGATCTCGTCCCTGCCCTCACGGGCATTGTGCAGGACATCACCAAGGCAACCCAAGCACAGGTAGCCAAGGAGATGGGAACCCTCTTCAAGGGGCTCCAGGAGTATGCACGCGCTGACGTGGGGAGGCAGCTCGAGGAACGGTTCCCGATGCTGCGGGAGGCCAACAACCGCGCCGAGGTCTACACGGTGCTCGACAAACTCCAAGCCGTCTCTGGGCAGGACCCGCGTGTTGTTTCGCGGGATCAGCTCGCGGAGGACATGGAGCTTGCGTGCATCAAGGTCTTCGGGGCAAAGGCATCCTCCCAAGGTAAATCTCGCTCGAAGGGGAAGGGGCGGAAACAACCTCCCTTGCCCACTCGACAAGTCGCATCACAGAACCAGGACCGATCTGCGGACGAGCGCAGCATGGAATGGCTGCGAACGTATAAGGACACGGACGGGAATGTAGCAGCGGCGAATCGGGCTTCGGGTTTCTAGCGGGGCGAACGCTCCGCGCAGCCCTATAAGGGGCAACCATGGACCTTTTCACTGACTTCCTGCTGGCGACAGGCCCGGCAGACATCGGGGGGCCGCAGCAGATCTGCAACCTCCTCACCCGACAGGGCACCTACTTCCTCAAGTACCTCCTCGCGGGGTCTGAGGGTCATAAGGTGGTGCAAGGCGGCTCGAAGATGCGCGGCGACGTGATGATTCGAGACATCTCGACGGCCCGGAACTACAAGCCGGGCGAGAAGCAGACCTGGCCCGACCCCCAGGTGCTCGACAACTGGGAGGTTGACTGGCGCTTCACGGTCGATCACATCGCCTGGAACGACCAACAGGTCGAGCTCAACGCCAGCACCAACCTGCGCGAGGAGATCCAGCACCAGGAGTTCGTCTCCATGCGTAAGAAGCTCACCATGCGAACGGTGACGAGTCTGGCGCATGAGATGGAGGACCAGCTATGGGCCCTTCCGTCATACGCAGACATGGAGCAGTCCGCCGGCAAGGTGCCGCAGTCTCTTGCTCTGTTCTCCAACGAGCTGGGTGTTGTCACGGGCGCCAACGGTGTCGGCCTCTACGCCAGCTACCAGTCCGGCAACTCCGGCAACGATTCGGTGCAGGGCCTCTCCAAGGTCACTTACCCCCTGTGGGACAATGCGCGAGCGGGTTATGACGTGTACGGAGGCCATGCGAACGGGCACCTCTTTGAGGCGTTCGACGAGATCATGCTCGACCTGTCTTACGGCCCGTTGCCGGGACCGCAAGGCGCCGAGATGAGCGATCCGATGAGCCGCCCCTACGTCTGCGCGACGAACAAGGATGGCTTCCGCATGTTCCAAAGCTCGCTCCGGCAGAACCAGGATTGGTTCCGCATGGGCCCGCAGAACCCGGCCTATCCCGGTCCCAACTTCGACGGCGTCGAGCTGGTGTATGTCAAGGCCCTCGATACTGCGGAGATCTATCCGACCGCAGAGGCCGCAGCGGACACGTCTACGCACTCGACCTACTCGAACTACGACGACGACAGTGGGCCGGCCAACAGGGGTCCGCGCTTCCACTTCTTCGACTTCCAGACCTTGCACAAATCCGTGTACAGCAACCGCATCTTCAAGCGGCTGCCCATGAAGTCGCCCAGCAACCAAGTGACCGACCACGTTATCCCTGTGGACAACTGGCACAACAACATGTGCCGCGATCTGCGCCGCCAGGGCATCGTTTACCCGACCACCGACGTTTCCATCAGTTAGGGGGTCCTCTACATGAGCAACATTCTCTTTCCGCAAGTCGGCGTCCAGGGCCCGGCCCAACTCAGTCAGAACCAGACCCATGGTGGCCTGGTGTCTGTTACGAATGGCGCGACACCGTACTCTCAGGGGCACGTCATGCGCCTCACGCCGGGCAAGACCACGGCGGTCTCTTACGACGATTTCGACCCGACAGCATTCGACGAGTTCACTACCATTTCGGCCCCGTCTGTTCCGACGGATACTGACGTGGGGGCGGACCAGGCGAGCGCCGTCTTCGGGGTCCTTATGCAGGACCTCGCTGCAAATGAGACAGGCTGGGTGATGGTCCGGGGCCTGTGCCTCGCCATGACGGACGTTCTCACCACAACTCTTACCCTGGACAGTGGCATGTACGTCGGTGCCGGGGCAACCACCAACACACTCCAGAACATCCGCGACGCGGCTACTGGTGTCAACGTGAAGGTCATCGCCCGCAGCCGCTATGACGGCTCTGTGGCTTCCGGTGCCGCTATCGGCCTTTACCCCGTCGCCTTCAACGGTGTCGAGGGCTTCGGCTGGCATGTCGGCGTCTAGGAGGAGGTAGCACCATGGCAATCCAGGTTTTCGAAAACATTGGAATTCAACAACCGACCGATATTGCGATCCCCGGCACCGCTACGGTGATCCGGGCACGCAACGACTCGGGGGGGAACTTCTCCCGGGGCAACACGGTGCGCCTGATCCCCTCTGGGGGCTACGATGCGGCGACCGACTTGACGGAGAACGACATCAATCAGATGGATGACTTCGACATGGAGGCCCCGGCAGTACCCAGCGCAGACCAGAACGAGGCCCAAGCCTCCCTGACCGCCCGCATCCACGCCCTCCTCCTGGAGGACATTGCCGATGGCGCGAGCGGCGTAGTGCTTCTCCGAGGCTACGGCATGGCTCTCCTGGAGGTCAACTCGGGCACCACCATTATCGACGATGCCGCGCTCTACGCGGGCGAAGGAACCACGTCGGACAACCTTCGCTACGTTGCGGACATGACCACGCAATCCGCCGCGAAAATCCTCGCATACTCGCGCCTCGGCTCGGGTAACACGGTGGTCGATGGTGACGGGGAGGTGCTGCGTCCGGTCCTCTTCAACGGGGTCGAGGGCTTCGGCATCATCCAGGGCGTCGCCTAGTTGGGCCTCTGACAACTCGACGGGCCTCGGGGTGCGCCAGCCGCGCCCTGGGGCCCTTTTCCCCTACCGGAAGTACGCATGACTCTTACGGTTCAGAGCCTCTACGACGAGGTGAGGATGGCAACTGGCGCCGAGGATACCTCGGCCTGGACGAGCCATCAGAACATCATCAACCAGGGCATCGAGTACTTCAATGTGATGCACGATTGGCAGTCGATGATTCGGCCCGAGGTCGTGTTGGGCACTACTGCGTCGCAGGATTACATCACGCTGCCGACAGACTTTCGGGATCTGATTGGCATTGACCACAAGGACGGCGTTCACAACTACGTTCGCCAGGTCTCACCTGATCGCCTTACCACAATTCGGGCCTACGACGACACCTCAGACGCCTTTGCCTGGGGCTGGTACATCTCGGTTGTCCACCGCATTCCGACGAGTGGGGGCGGGACAACGCCGACGCTAGAGCTTTACCCCACCCCCGCATCTACCGAGGCCGATGTCTTTCGGCTGCGGTATCGCGCCTTGCTCGAGCCGGTGGGCAAGGACACAAACGCGGACACCCAGTACGTCGATGTTCCAGCCAGGCTCGAGCCACTGATCCGCCGCCTGGTTCGTATCCACGCCCGCGCAATCGAAGAGGAGACCCTCGGCTCCCTCGAGCAACGCCTGGAGCTGCTCGAGCATTCCCAGTTCCTTGCCCGAATCCAGGAGTGGGATGGGTTCCAACAGCCGGACATCGGGGGTTATGAGGGGGGCGCCGCTATGGTGCCGTGGTACGGAGACTACTTTGGCGATGAGCCGGTGAATGATCCGAGCTGATGGCACCGCGCATTGAAATTACATGGCCTCGGCATGGGGTCAGCCTCGAGCGAGCCCATGCCCAGCAGCTCCCTGTGACGACGCCCTACGCGCTGAATTGCCGGACCCGCCATCCCGCCACAATGCGCTCCCAGGGCTGCCAGCGGGCCGGTTGGGCCGACTACCTGGCGAAGTCGCTGCCTGCTCGCGTGGACGCGATAATGGGCACCTCGATAGACCTGCCTCGGGTGGAGTTCCAGGGCCCTTCAGATGCGACACTCGAGGAGGCCTGGTCTAAGGTTACGCCCTCGCAGCGCGAGGCACTGGCTGTTGCCACCGACTATGTGGGGAATGTCTACACCGTAGATTCCTCCGGCGTCTTCGTCATGTATGGGCCCGATGGCGAGGAGGAGGCTCGCTATCCCCTCCACGTTCCTGCGAGCGAGGTTGTTGTCTCCCGCATCCAGGTAGACGAAGACTTGAACGTCTATGTGGCTATGACTCACCCGAATGGCCTTGCCTCTCGGATTGTGAAGCTGCACCGCGTTGACGTTCTAGCGGACGAGAAGATCCATTTCCAAGAGTCCTGGACCGAGCATGGTTTCTACGGTATCAGCGACTTCGCTGTTGGCGCCGGGGCCCTGGTGGTGGCCCGCTTCTATAGCGACCAGCAGGGGGCCGCACCGATAAGCATCCACCCCGCCGACTTGCTTGTCCTGGGCCAACTCAACGCATCGTCTCCTACCGAAGTGAGCCACACTACGGTCCCCTGGCCGGTGAGTGCGATTGACTTGAACCCTTACGGCGAGATCCTGGTGGCCTCCCCCGCAAACGACGCGCGCGGTAACTTGGTTGGCGTTGAGGGTTGGAGCGTCCCGGCTGAGAGTTGGAGCCCGCACGAACTCGAGGACATTACCGGCTATGGGGCAGCGCGGCGCCTTCACGCCTGGAATGATGTACAGACCCTCGCTAACGAGACCTTTGATGGGGCAGAGGTTCAGACCCTTTTTGACCGTCGATGGCTGCATACTTCGCGGGACTTTGAAGAGGAGCCGCTGTATGGGGAGGGGTTTTCCGCCTATTCGGGCGGGGTGGGCGTTGAGTATGTCCCACCTACCGACATCATCGGTCGCTGCATGTACGCATCCGGCCTGACCCCTTCACAGACAATCTGGGGGTGGCAAACAGGTGACTGGCCGGATCACTTGGCCCCAGAGAAATGGGACGGGCCCACTTATATGGCGAACGGTGCAGGCTCTTTGCCGACCCTCCGCTTCCGGTCGGACGACCTGAATTTTCTGAATATGGGGCTGCTCCCCTATTCCCACAACCCAAAGTCCGATACCGACTTCCCCCCTGACGGGTTCCCGAACGACGACGGCATTATGGCCTCGGGGAACCAACTGAACCTCGGTTCGTTCCCGGCACACAGCAGAACGGTTCACACCCAGTTCTTCCTGATCCGCTACACCGTGACGGATTCCGGGCCCTCGCTTATCTGGCAGCAGTACTGTGTGGACGGCACGCAAATCGCCCTCGCAATGAATACCAGCGAGGATGCTGTGTATAGCGCGAACCCCGCCAATGACCCGGGGATGCTCACGCTATACATCGGAGGCCTGAACCCTAACGTGTCGGGGATGGGGTCGCACGTTGCGGATACGGGCAGTCCAACCAACTCCACCAGGATACTCGCCTGCAATCTACAGAGCAGCGACTTTGACAATGACCTGAGCGTTGCCCTGGTGGCCATTCACATCGCGGGGGCCAATGTTCCCGATGGGCCCGCAGATGGGGAGACCAATACATCTGCCTTTCGCGTCAATGGGCGCAACGTGGACACGTTCACGTTGACGAAGGCCGAGTTTGACGGGGGGTTCCCCGAGGGGGGGTCCATGTCGATCTTTGGCGCCCCCTTTGTTGCGCCCTTCGTTGATAGCTGGCAAGAGGGCGAAGACGCGGTGGATATTGAGTATGGGGAGTACGAGAACGCCTCGTTCGACCTCATGGAGATGATTACGGTTCTGGGGTCCACTACCGATCCGCAGAAGCCAAACGAGGTGCCGCTCACGATGCCTAGCGGCCTGCCTC